CTTCACTAAGATTATCTAACTCCTCCTGCTCAAGTATTTCAATATCATTTTCCTCAAAAACTGTTTCTAATTCCTCAACATCTACAACATCTTCTATGATTTCCTTAACAACCTCAACTAAGATAATCTCTTCCTCTTGTGTTAAATCTTCTTTTTCCTTATCTTTGATTTCTTTATATTCTTCTTTTGTTATTTCTTCTGGCAAAATCTCTTCAAGTATCTCTTCTTCTATCTCTTCAATGATTTCTTCCTCAATAAACTCTTCTTCTATCTCTTCAAACTCTGTATCCCAATCATCAAACTTTTCTTCTTTTTCCGGGATCTGTATATCTTCAAGCTCTAAATTTATGTCTAAATCTTCCAAATCTTCAATAATAATTATCTCTACCTCCTCAAAATCTTCCAAAAACTCTTCAACTTCAATGATTGTATCAATGAACTCTTCAATTTTTTCTTCATCTTCAAAAGTAAATATTTCAATCTCTTCTGTATATTCAAGCCTTTTGACATCTCTTTCCATTTCATCTTCATCTGGAATGATAAATATTTCATCATCTTCCTCAAAAAATTCATCTCCGATTTCAATTTCTTCTTCATTATCTATGCCCTCTTCTGCCTCTCTTCTTTCTCTTTGTGCATCTGTTTCCCTAATTCCTGTTTCAAGAAAATTTTGATCTCGCTGATTATCTCTTTCCACAGTTCCATCTTCTATTTCGTGTTTCTGATATTCAGCCTCTTCTCCTGAATCTAATATTACTACAAAAACTTCAGGCTCTGGCTCTGGCTCTGGCTCTGGCTCTGGTGGTGGAGGAATATAAATTGTTGTAGTTGTTGTAGTAGAAGTTGTGGTAGTAGTTGTTACATACTTGAAACTTATATCATCTAATAAAGACCAATCATTTATGGTTATTGTAAAACTATCAATGAATGTTTCTAATGTTTCTCTAATGTTATATACAACATCTTCAAACATTGTTTGCACATTTGAATTACTTTGCCCCTCCAAAACATTTACTTGAGTTGTTTCATCAGTATGCGTATAGGTTACTGTTCCATCATTATTTAAAGCACCTATGCGAAAACCTACCTCATAAATATCATGCTCATCAGGTAGATCAAATGTATAATCTTCACTATTATCCCCATGCCTCTGATAGTGTAAATTCATGTGGAAATCTGTCATTCCACAACAAAACCAATTACCATTGCTATGAATGTCATCAATCTGTATGTTGTTCTCTACTTCGTTTCCCTGACTATCTATCTCATCTTCTGGTAAAACAATATCTGTTGATTGTTCCCATGTTTCAGGAACAGTTGTTGTAGTTGTTGATAGATCGGGAATCGTTGTAGTTGTGGTAGTTGTAGTAGTCGTAGTTGTTTCAACAGATTCATCAGGAATAGTTGTAGTTGTGGTAGTAGTTGTACCATCAAATGTTTCTATCTCTTCTACTTCGCCCGGTATCGTAGTTGTTGTTGTAGTGGTAGTAGTAGTAGTAGTAGTAGTAGTAGTAGTTGTAGTTGTTGTTGTATTATCTTCTTCTGCAATTACAGGTGTGGGAAATATCAAAAATAATGCAAATACAATTCTTGCAAGTTTATTTATGAGTTTTACTCTCCATCTTTATCCACCAGAACAACAGCCCTGCCCACAACAGTCCATATTATCCTCCATCACATCATTGACCTAAGAAGAACAGCAAATGATATGATTACGCCCATGTAACTGAAAAACTCTGTTTTAGAAACTTTACTATTCGTTTTTTCGTGTAATTCATCAATACGCTGATTGATCTCACGCTGCCCCTGAATCACAAGCATAATCATTTCTTTCGTTGTCATTCCATTATTTTCTAACATATTTCTAATGTACTTCAAAGACAAGATATTCTGAAATCTTGAGTTTGTTTTTGTTTATATGCTCTTCAATCATGTAACTTGTTGCACCATACTTCTTATTTATCTTGAATAAAATTTTTCCATATCGCCAAATAATGTCTTGTGTTTCTGGCGTTAAGAAATCTGTACCGGGCTCAACAAATCTTACTTCTTGATGCTTTTTAAATTGGAAAGTTGCCATCATTGTAGTAGTGCATTCGCTTTGCAGCTTTCCTGTATTCAGATTCTCTAATCGCTTTACCAAGCAATCTATCTTCTTCTTTTTTCAGTTCTACTACCACAGCATACAATAAAGCAACTAAATCATCATAAGCTAAATCCCAAAGGATTTGATTACTGTTTTCTGTTTCTGTTAGTACATTGAATAAATCTTTGTATGTGTAAACAATGTGCCATCTTGAATCAACATTCTTTATTTTCACATCAAACTCAACGCCACCATAATGATTCTGGAATAAGTGGTGTTCAGCCAAAGAATCTATCTCATATCTACTGTATATTCTGTTCCATAATCCAATATCTTTGAGATGTTTTTTTACAATTTCAAAGCCTTTGTTTATGTCATCAGAATAAGGTATTGCGTTCATAATCAGGCATCTCTCTGCTTAATTTGTACATGAATAACCTGTGGTCGTGCATATCGCATTTTTTTCCCTGTATCTCTATCTTGAATCCATTATAATTATCATGTTTGATTTCGCTTATTCTTTGTGCATAATCTTTTATAAAGTGATCTCGCAAGAAAACAGAGCTACATACCCAATTATCCTCATTTCTCAAGAGAATATTTTTTATTGTTTCTCTATCTGTCATATCTTCCCCATTGATTTGCCATAGCTTTTGCAACACCTAAAAATGTCTTAGATCTTATTTTACTTCTCTCCTCTTTCGGTAATGAAAATGTTTCGTGATGAAACTTAGACATTCTTGTATTATTAGGTAAATAAACCCATTCAGGATCTACAATATTTGTTGCTTTCAACTCTGGTAATCCTTTAAGCCATAAACAAGTTTTTTTAGAGGTAGCATGTCCAAAATCATAAGGCTGAATAATTTGTGTTGGTTTTTTAATTTTTGTTGAAATAACACCAACAGGATTTTCTAATGCAATTCTTTGTATATCAGCATCTAACAATGTTTTTACAAAATCTAATGCTTGTCTTTGATATTTTCTTCTGTTTGGATGTTTTGGATGTGGTCGCCTCTTCTTATAAGGTAAATCTTTATCATCAGGATGGTAATACCACATTGCACCTGAAACAGTCAAATATGTACATGGAGGAAAAGCTATCATCATATCCCAACCATCATTGATTATATCTAAAACATTACCTTTATAATGTTCTCCAAAATCACTTTCTGAATCTATTAAATCACAACTTACTGCATCATGTCCTAGTTTTAAAAACTCATCTCTGACTATCCCGGAATATTCACAGGCAACTAAAACTCTCATCTTTGATACTTTCCCCAACAATGTTTAGAACTATTCCAATGATGCCAACCATCATTTTTAGACAACCACCGGGCTGCTTTTACATTTGTGTAAGGATCATACATATCAAGATCTCTCTTGTAAATATCATCCTCAAGCCATTTTTCAGTATTGTTATTGAATTGAAACAATCCCTGATCTATTGTTCCATCTTTATTGTAACCTGTTGCATTTGCATATCCTGATGATTCACAAAAAAGAATGGTAAGTGCAAGAGCAGAATCATCAATGAACAAGTCGCTAACTAAAGGTATCCACTCCTGCACTTCCTCTATTATCTCGCATTGTTGAACAACAGTTGGTATGTCATTGGGCTGGTATATATGAAAGTTCAACTGTGCCAACAATGAACAAGATAAAAGTAAATCAATCACTCTTCTTCTATTTCTGGATCTATTAGCTCCAGCATTCTAATTACTGTTGCATTATCATTATCTATTAGAAGTTTATACAATTTTTTTATCGGTATATATATTTCAGTCATTTTCAACATAAGACCAACATTCCTCACAATACTTCTTATCTTCATCATCTCCAGAGATAAAAGCATCACATACATGAGTTGGTGTTTCCCAATCAATCCATGCTTTTTGATAAACAGATACTTTTTTACTGTATATGTTTTCTTTCATTGTTATTTGTTTTTTCCACCATATAGAATCTATTGTATCTAATGCAGCTTTTTCTGAATCAGCTTTAATTGTGTATTCAGTTATTGTTCTATCTGTAAATTTGTAAATATAGCTCATTATTTTTCATAACCTAATGCTGTATAAGGATTAATATTATATTTATCCCAAACATTTTTTGCCTCTTTACTAATATCACATCCAAAACCATCTCTACCTAAAACATCAGCAGCAAAAATTGTAGAGCCACTTCCACACATAGGATCATAAACTAAATCATTTTTTTTGGAAGTCGTTAAAATTAGTCTTTTAAGTAATTCAAAAGGTATTTGATTCACATATCCTAGACACTCTCTTGCGTTGAATTTTACTATATTTATTTCCCACCAAGAATATAGATTAGTGCCTTTTATTCCTGCATCTATTTTCTTTTTTATTCTCTTATCTGTTGGATTTTTAAAGTCTTGTTGTACAGCTTTTATATCTACATAGGGCTCATCTTTAGTAAGCCATACAATGTTTCTACTTGCCTTAGTAAATCTTTTTTTTGCAAAACCAGCATTATTTGAATAAACCCATGTAATAACTTGATGCAAATTCCAATCAGAATCTAATATAGAGTTTGCATATTTTAAAAAGTTTTCTGGATAATTTATTAAAAATAAACTACTCGAATCAAGAGAATGTTTGTAAGTTTTTTGTAAAACATTAAAAATAAAGCTCTCATATTCTGAATCAGAAAATTTATCTTTGAATGTACTTTTGTACTTATAATTTATGTTATATGGTGGATCTATTATCGTTGTTTGTATTTTTCTTGTTGGAAAAATGTAACCATTCGGTGTGTGATTAAGCTCATACATTTTTACCCCAAGCATCAATTTTTAGTTCAGATATTTTATAATATACTCTTGATATATTTTGCCAAGAGCTTTCAATCATTGGAGTAAGAATTTTTTTATTTTTAAGAGCTATTTTTTTTGTTTCCTCAATAATGTTATCTATATGAAAATCATCTAAATTATTTATATTATAAAATCTTTTGACATAATCTAATCTCTTAAATCTTTTATGCCCCATTTCTCCATAAGTTATTACGATACCTTTTTTTGCTAATTTTATTGATAAATCAAAGCATTCGTATGCACTACCAAAAGGATCTAAGTCAATCAAATCAAATTTTTTGTTATCGACATAAAACTTACACAAAAGTTTTAAAGAATCAAGATTGTAAGTATTATTGGTAAAATCTTTATTTTTATCATTAGATACAACTTCTTTGATGTAATTTTCATTCAAATCAATAAGTTCTTTTTGTAAATTTTGATAATATGAGTTTTCTCCTGCATATAAATCTAAAATTGTATTTGGTTTTATAAAAGATAAGAATTGTAGATTATTACCATACTTTTGCTCTACATGATTTTTATTATAAGTATTATTTACCTTATTAAGTCTTTTCCATTTGATTTGTATTGCCACCTCACTTCTATCTATTTTTTTTGATATTTCAAAATTACTCATTCCTTTTTCTTTGAATATTTTTAGTTCTTTAATATCTGATTCTGTCCATTTTCTTGGTACAGTTTTTGTATATTGAGGTGTCATTCTTCTTCTTGTCCTTTTACAAACATCTCACTCTTTACTTTCCAATTAGGATGTATATATTTTTTATCCTCATTGAACATTTTATACGCTTGAACAATATCTTTTGCAAGATATGATTTTTCCAAAACAAGAATCATTCTGTGTTTTTTTGGTTTCATAATGCCCACTCCAAAAAGTATCTTTTGTGTTTTCTAGGTGTACCATCACGATTAAGTGTTGCTCTTGTCATACCATCTTGACAATCACAATCCTCTTTCCAAATATCTAAATGTTCTTTCTTAATCAGAACATATATTTGTTGTCTTACTCTTTTTACAGAAGGATCTAAAGAACATATCTCTCCCTCAAGTTCTAACACTGACCTGACTTTCTGTAAATCTGTTAATTTATTGTTATATATAAACAGTTTCAACCTCCTTATTTTTATATATTATCTTCTTTACTCTTCTCTACTCTACTCTACTCTGTATCATCACATGTTTGTTACAGTTATGTAACAGTAACATTACAGTAACATTACTCATCAATATCATGCCCATGTATATCTTTCATTATCTTTTTGTATTTCTTTTGAGATTCTTCCTCTGCTTTTCTTTGCCGATATGCTTTCTGTCTAGCTGCATTCATCTTTCTATATTTATCAAGTTGTGAATACTTATCTTGCCAATCATGTACAAAATATCCAGACTTTTTTTTATCAACAAATCCTGCATCTACCATTTGCTCAAGTAAATCTACTCCATCCCAAACTTCGTTTTTCAGTAGTTCAGGATGGGGAATATAGCCGGGCTTTTTTCCAAACTCAAAAGAATATGCCCAGAGTTTTACGAGTGATCCTATTGCCTCCATCTGTGAAAGCCCATTGGCTTTTGCAAACTGAATCAATTTAGGATTTCTCAAAAAAGATATATCTACCTGTATCCAAGACATCACTCTCCCTTATCATTTTCAATTTGAGATAATGTTACTAAATCCTGT